ACTTGAGATTGGTCATACTCTACACCATCAACAACAATAGTGGAAGTTGATGGATATCCCAATCCTCTTTCTTGAACAACAAAATGGGAGATTGTATTTTCTTTTGCGATCTTTACAAGATTGCCCGCTTCATCTCTGATTGTCTCGCCAGGAACAAACTTTCCAGATAGTGTTTTAACAAATAAAATTTTGCCAGTTGAGTAAACTCCATTTGGAGCTCCTTCTACTACACCATAAGCACCACTAGTCAACCCATACACATATTCACCAACACCATATGAATTAGTTGGCACTACCGATTCTAGAACAATCCTTGTGAAGAACTGAGGATCAAAATATGATAACGCAAACTTAGCATTATAAGCACTGCCACCTTCTGCCAGTGTTCCTTTAGAGATAACAATATCAGAATCTGGATTGAAACCAGCGCCCCTCTCTTCCAAATAGAAATTGCTTGGTTTTGCAGTTCCAATTACAGGAGTAATAGTATCGCTGTAATCAACTACATTAGCAAAAATTGTTGATGCTAGATCTTCTTTCTCATCTCCAATAGCATTTGCTTGTGTCAGGAATACTTTTCTGTTCTTACCTTGTGAACTCTCATCATACTCCTTAAAGATATTTTCTAGGTCACTCTTAATGCCAGCAATCGTTACTTCCAGGAATCTAGACTCTTCAGTAGTTCCTGGATTCTTGAGTGGCTTGAAAACTTTTGTATATGAGAGAACATCCACACTACCAACAATATTTGTTCCTGCCCTAGTCTTAACATACCAAAGTTTGCTGAAGGTATTTTCTAGATCTGAAGGTACAATACTGGTGATTGGAATATTTACATCTACAATCTCCAGTGTTACTGTTTTAATTCCTGTATTGGTATCAAAATACTGACCTCTTCTAGAAACTGTTTGGCGATAGTTTGTAGTTGATTCAGTATTACTGAGACCAACATAACCATCATTAAACAGAGAGTACAAATATACTGTTGGATATGCTGTGAGTTGTGATCCTTCTTTATTCAGAGGAACACTACCATATACATTACTAATAGTATAAGTTGGTAGACCTTTTGTTTTTAGCGTTACATTGTCACTGCTAAGACTTTCTCTTGCTTTGTTAATTTCAAGATACTTAGTTTCTTTATTGACAATTTCATATCCTCTAATATATGCTTTACCAGGACCAATGCTGGCAATCATTTTTCTTCCAGCTTCTCCAGCGGAAAGACCATTATAAAGACCAAATTCATCAGCAGCGTATAGACCTCTATTGCTATCTTTCTGAGCATACTCTCTAATATCAATAGAGAAGTCTTGTACTACATAGTCACCACTCTCATCAAAAGTTCTTCTTGCTAAAGTCTGCTCTAGAACACTGTAATCAGCAGGAGTTACTTTTCTCTGTACAACTCCACGATTTACAGTAATAAGTTGAATAAAGTTTTTATCTGTAATAGCATCTAGAGCAAACTCTTTAAGTTCTAGACTAATTCTTAGTCTGTGAGCTCCAGGTGCTGTATAGTTAGAAGAACCAATAGCATTATCATAAAGAGATGCGTCTTCTTCTGGAGTTACAACTTCTTCTTTGATTGTAAATCCAACTTTTGCTGAAGGTTTGTTATAGTATTCGTCGATAACGAGGAGTTGTGCATCATTACGGACAAAATATCCATTAACAAAATAGATACCTTCTTCTACCTTAACAGCAGAAGCGTAACCCATAGATGGACTTTCCAGAGAAGTTACAGCACCAGTATCTGGATTGGTTACATTAATGCTAGTTGGCAGGACACTGCCATCTGTTCCAACAACCATTAATGGAGTATTGACACCATCAACAACTTCTAAAGTTTCACCTTGACGGAAAGTAGTTTCGGCATTAGAATTGCCACTATTTTGATAACTTACAAATAAAGTATCCGAAGCAATCTCTGTTGCGATATTTGCTGTTAATACATTAGCAACAACACCAGAAGTTAAACCACGCAGTTGAAGACCAATTAACTGAGTGATATCATACTTTCTGTATACAATGTCATCTCCCTCAGAAATAGCAACTTCTGAAACGGAAGACAACTTAACATAATCTAGTTTTGTGTTAAGACCAACCTCTCCAGGGATAACTAACTCTCCCTGCTTAAAAGCATACTTACCAAAACTCTCAACTTGATTTTGTAAAATTGATTGGAGTTGTGTTAATTCTCTACCTTGAATTGAGTAACCAGGACGGAAAAGAATCTTATAAAAATTCTTGCTCGCGTCAAAGTCCTCGTAGTAAGGATTTACATTTAGGTTAGTCTTCTGAGGCATCTTACTCCGCCAAATACTAGTATCTAGTCCCTAGTATTTAGTAGAGATAAAAAAAATCCCCCGATCTCTCGGGGGACTTGAATTATTTAATTTTGATCAGAATTCAATGACTAGTTTGATATCTTCAATCTGGTCGGGAGCACGAGTGATTAGACGACGATTTTCGATATAGATAACGTCACCAGAGTTGTTCTCAATCTCTGGTGCTGCTAGACCAGCGGTAAAAGTTGAACCAAGAAGTGTATTAGTATATCCAGTGTCAACGTTACCAGAAGCAGCAGACTGAACACCTGAGATTGCGTTAGCACCATTACTTTCAAATGCTCTTACAACACCTTGATCTGTGTGTGAGTCATTTGTTTGGATGTACTTAAGAACACCAGCAGTAGTTGAACCGCTATCGAGTGTCCAAGAAACAACAGTACCATAAGCAGTACCTCCAGTTACAGTTTGACTAATTCTCTCATCGGGAATGAAGTCGGCAGTTGCTCCAGTGATTTTAACTGCTCTTAGACCAGAGAGGGTATCACCTGTTGCGAAAGTTGTAGTTCCCCAATTAAATGGATCTTTGATGATGCCAATACGACGGAAGTCATTATCAACGGGGAAGTCGCCAGAACCTTCAGCATAAGTGAGGCGAATGTTTGTCATTACGCGCTTACCATTGAGTTCTGTCTCGTGATCAGAACCATGACCACCCTGAGGAGGCATGACAACTTCAAGAGCACCAGTAGCACCAGAAGCCGTTGTTACAGCAGATGTAAGTGCTTGATCCGAGAAGAGATTGCCATTTCCTAGGAGGACGTTAGCATAAGTGTAACCAGATCCACGTACTGCTACGGAAGCGGAAGTGATTGTACCAGATCCATCAGTAGCAAACTCAATAACACCACCAGTTCCATCACCTTTGATGCTGGTATATAGAGTTTGTGATGCGGGTAAGTTGTTGCCACCATCTTCGATTAGAACAACGTCTAATGCTCCAGCAACAGCAAGACCTTCCACAGCAACTCTGGAAGGTTGTGTTGGAAGAACAATTGGCATGAAGTCAGAAGAAAGGAACTTCAGAACATCATCGGTTGGAATAGTGTACATGTGCTTCCAGATGTAACCAGCGCCAGTGGTCTCTGTGTATAGACCAGTTACTGCATCGTAGTTAGCACCTGAGGTAGATGGTTCTTCAGTTGCGTTTTGACCAGTAGCGTTTGAAGGATCTTCACCATTGTAGAGGCACTTGAAGACTTCATACTGAGAGTTCATTACATAGAACTTAGCATCAGCAATGCTGTCTTGACCAGTTGCTGATTGCTTACCAATTTGACCACCGCCACCAGGAGTAGCAGAGTAGTCAGGTTTCCACATGTCATACTTGGGGTTAGCAACTAGATCCCAGTTGTAACGGCGGATAACAGTTCTTGCAAAAGAATTAGTGATACGCTTAGCAGCAATAATCTCGTCGTAAAGATTAATTTTCTCTCTTTGATTATCTAGAGGAAGGGGTGGAACATCCTCAGTACCATAGCGATAGACACCAGTGGTTGCTGTTGCTGCAGTTGTAGTCGAACCACCATCTGCAGTTTCTAGAAGAGTGCTGCCAAGAGGTGGTGCAGAATTAACACCGTTGCTGCCAAAAACGTCGGTTAGAAGAAGAGCACTATCATAAACGGCAGAAACAGTGGCACGGAATGCTGTTGATCCGTATGTTCCAATGAATACTTCGTTTCCTACTGTGAAATTAATTGCTGACTTAGAATAGACTTCTAAGTATGCCTTCCAAGGTTGGGGTCGTCCAACGAAGAAATACATCCTAGAACGCTCGGCACTAGTGTCAGTAGCACCTTCAGTTAGCGATTCGAGGAATTGCTTCGCATTAAAAATTCTAAACTTATCAGAGATAATAGCAGCCATTGGTTTTCTGTTCCGACGTAGTGTTTGTGCCTGAGTTATTTATATTTATACGGATATTTAGGAAATTGAGAACGGAATGATATCATCACCGTTTCCAATCGTAGTTGGACCATTATATACGCTACAACCAGTAAATGTAGTAGCGGTTTTTCCAGTGTATTGAATTACAGTTCCGCTTGCACTAAACAAGTATCCAGATGTTGGGAAGTAAGTAGTATTATCAACATCAATAGTGTCACTGATTGTTCCTGTTGAACGAGAGATTGTTGCTGGGTTCTGAATAGATGGTGGCATAAGAATAAACTTAGCACCAGAAAGAGTATAACTAGAATCAGCTCTATCACTGAAATCTTTTATAATTAGTGCTGGATAATAAGTAGAAAGTTCTTGTAAACTCAATCCAGATACATTGGCAGCACCATCATCAAAAATTCCATCAAAATGACTAATTGTGTGCCCAGCATTTGTCCTTTCATAATCTCCAAAATATTCAGATCCCGAACCAAACACACTATTACCAACAGGGACTACAGTTAAATCTCGTTTTACAACTGTGTATGGTTCTAAAAGATCGACGAATCCATTGAGTCTTGTTTCAATAGGATCATTAATGAATACACTTTCTTGATATCCATCAACAACACCAGACGGAGGAGTGAATAACAAGACTTCAGTTGCATTTTTCTGAACTACAAATTCACTATGTATGGTTTGAATTTCACTTATAACTTCTGTTACATTTTGTCTCGTACTGAAAGATTTAATTGTAGAAGGAGCAGTCTCTAACGAATATCTTACAACTGTACTAACTTGACTAATAGATTCAACATTTAGTTGTGGTTGAACTTGAGCAGTTAGAACTCTAGAAGCAACAGTGGATTGTTTTACATTTGTTAGAGATTGCTCATATCGAATAGACTCAGTTCCTCTTCTGCCATCAACACCTGCTGCTACTCCAACAGTAACAATAGATGCTTCGCTAGTAATCTCTGCAATACCAGCAGGTGCGATAGAAACTGGATCTGGAACCTGTCTGAGGTATGTTCCAGCAGGCCAGAACTTCGCGGTTGTTCCCTTCTGACCTCTTTCGACCATTAAGAATCTATCAGAGAGCTTACGCATGTAGCGTACCATCTCATCACCAATCATCAAGAAACCATTAGTCTTAAACTTACTGGTATCTGGAATGTAGATAATGGTAGAGTTAGCAGGAGTATCAACATCAGTGTAAGCAGCAACCTCATAGTAGTTGATGTTACTGAGTGAATTATTTTGAATAATATTATGTACAGTGCTGGTAATCTGCCTACTTGCTGTTACAATAGAATTACTAATAATATCAGCAACACGACCAGATACTTGGGAAACATATTGATTCGTTGCAGCGAACGTATCAATAAGAGTAGCACCTGTTGGTTGGGGTCTATCACTACGAATTTCTGAGGTTGATGCTGTAAAATCTTCACTAACTTCTTCGACTAGTTGAATCTCCGCTTCAACCTCCATATCAACTCGACGTGGGCTATCTGCGATAATAGCAGAAGTTGTAAATGCCAATGGTGGTGGAAGATTAATGATATCAACTCTCGATATCACATTCATTCCAGCTTGTTCAACTAGAGGATTAATTCCAATATTGATTAGAGATACACCAATATCTCTTTCGTTTAGAATCTCATATCTTCTAGCAACAACAACCTTTGGTGCCTTTGTGTATCCAGAACCACCATCAATCAAATCAACACTAAGAACTTGACCTTTACTTACAATGACCTCAGCACGAGCACCACCGCCAGTACCATCTTGAGGAATAAACTCAAGGACTGGTGGTGTAAAATATTGATAAGCAGTTGGTTGAGTTAATGGATCAAAACTTCTTTGATTCCATGTAAGAGAAGTAACAACACCATTTTCAACATTAGCAATTATACTGAGACCTTCGCCTCTAGTAATTCCATTATAATTTTCAACGGATACAGATCCAAAAATATCATCTGAAAGTTGTTCTCCATCTCTTCCATCTTTACTCGTTAATTGACCAGGAAGAATCTTGATACTTCTAAATTTGTCTTCTCCTTCAACGCGAATCTTATCGCCATTTGATAGACTTACAAAAGGATTCTTATAAGTTTTTCTAAGAATCGTTCCTGCCCATGCTTGATTATCAGATCTCAAAATCTTTCTGCCATCTTCATCTCTAAGAAGATCAAAAGTAATATCGGTAAATTCAGATGTTGCTAGTGTAATATTTCTAGAATAGAATCCTTCTACGGCAAATACTATGTCAAGACCATCAATAATAGAAGCATTTTGTGCTTTAATAATATCAAACTTGACGGTTGTTGGAGTGCGGAATAGATTACCCAATTTACCAATTACATTATAAGTTCCATCTGGTTTTACTTGCCAAGCATGAATAGGAGAACCAATTTTATCTCCCATCCAAGAGTAAGTTTCGAAGGTATTCCAGAATGAAGAATTGCTTTGGAATACTAATGTTCCAGTAGCAAAATAAGTATCTGGAGCAAAATCATAGATATTGAGAATTTGACCAACATCTCTACCATACAGGTAGCGCATGTCAATCTTCATTTCTTTTTTGATTGGAACATTGAAGTAAATGTTTGGACCTGCTACTTCGTAACTATATCCTTCTCTCTGAAGAACACCGTCTAAGAAAACATATAGGTATTCCTTATCTTCAATAGACTGAACCGTATTATCTTCTACATCTAGAATCAAAAATGGACCAGTTCTGGTTCCATTAACTAGATCGTAGTCAATGGTAAGTCTCTTATAGTTACCTACACCAACACCAACAACTTTCTCGACCGCAGTAGGTTCGCCAATGCTCTTAGCACCAAAATCTTGATCCCAAATTGGAGCAACATCAAATACAAGTTTATTTGGAATTGTAGTTCTATCGATATAGTAAGCATCTTCACCAGGATAATCAGCATTATACTTTGGTCTCTGTAAGACAGCATTAAGACTCAAGAATAAATCTTCATCCTCTTCTGTATTTACCTCAGATCCATCCTCCCAATACATTTCAAATACTTTGTTTTCGCCATCAACATAATCTGGAAGTGTCTTGGCAACTAATTGGGAATTGAGTACATCATCAACGTTATCATACAACGAATCTACAGAAGAAATTACATCATCACATTCTCCGTTTGGCAATGCTGCGTCTGGAATTAGGTTGTAATCAGTATATGGAGTTCTAGAAGTCCAATATCCTGGTTTGCTAGCATTGATAGGAGTTGAATCAACAGCACCAGTTCCATTTGCTAGGATGTCCTTAACAGCATCAATCATGCTATTAATAGCGGAAGCAACTTCAACACAAGATGGATTTACTGAATCTGGAGAAATTGATGGATCTGTGACTGGAGTAATACTAGTATATGTTCCTGCCCCGAGAGAATTTCTCATGGCGAGAATCATTTTTTCCGCTAACTTATTCCAAGCATCAATAGCAGCGTTAGTTTCTTCTGTTGTTCTATTAATATAAGTTAGTCTTTCTCCATCAGGATATCCAGCATTGGTGTAGTATAGTCTAGCAAACTCAACTACTTTTTCATTTCCACCCAGTCTCAAATGATAAACAACAGCATCAATTAAATATCCAAGATCTCTCTTACATTTTTCTTCATCACCAGCAGGCAACGCATAAGTGGCATATGTATATCCACTAACTTCTTCTTGTAAGTATGTTTTGTTAGCAGCAATTAGATTTGATGCGTCATAAAATGTTCCATTGTTAATACCACTGAAGAAGAATGTAGCGTCATCAGAACCAGAGAAAGAAATTGGTGCTTGTAAAGTATCACCAGGATCTACAGCAAATTGATCACCAGGAAGAACCACACCAGTGTTTGTGTTGAGAATAAGATTTGTACCACCCGTTGATCCATCAAGATTTGTAGTGCCATCAGGAGCACCACCGCCACCACCAGAGTTTGCCAGAGCAGCATTTGATAGAGTAATCTGAGTATTACTATCAATAGAGATAATCTTAGTTCCTTCTGGATAAGACCTACCAGAACTAACATGCATACCAACGGCAAGTCTGTTAGTGTCTGAAACTGTCATACGAGTAGAACCAGTGATGTAATTAACACCAGTTTCTACAATATCCCAGTTTCTGATAGCAAGTTTTGCTAGATTAGTAGCATACTTAAAAATGTTTAGTGATTCTGTTTTGTTCTTTGTTATGTAATCATAGTCTGTATCTTGACCAAAAATTGATACATAATCGACAGTTTTGACATTACCACCAAATCTAATATCATGCTCGTAAGCATCTAGAATGTATCCAATATCTCTTTGATAATCATCTAGTTTTGTACTCCAATCTAATGATGGATAGAACTGTTTGCCATATCCAACAGATTCTTCGATAATAAAGTCTCTATTTCTTTCAATTTGATTTGCTGAGTCAATCCATCTACCATTTCTTTGGAAAATATTTCTAAGTTTCTTGAAGTATCTTGTGTTATACTGATTATCTTTAAAATTAAAATATCTACCGTAGAAAGTTACACCAGTATATGACGTAGTTTCGGAAAGATTGGAACCAGTTAGTTTTTGGTTTGGACCTAGTGGTGGTTGTGCGAAAGTAATATTATCACCAGAAATAGTATATGCTACTTCTGGTTCTTGTAGAACACCATCCAAAGTAATAATCAAATTCTTAGCACTTGATGGCGTAAATGGCAATCCATTACCATCTAATACTTGGAAAGTTTTTGTTCCTTGTAATACTCCATTGGTGTCGTAGTATCCATCAAATGGCGCTGCTAATGTGATCGTGAAAGCACGGGATTCGTTGAAGTTGAATTCAGAGGTGGCAGCAGAACCAATACCTCTTCTGATTCTTTGATTTTCAACTTTTTGAATTGTTTGAGTAACAACTCTAGTAGTGTTCTCAACAGTAATTTTGTTCTTGTTTGGATCCCAAAGTTGAATAACACTAAAGTGACTTGCCTGTGGCAGTTCTACTGGCATTTCTGCTTCAGCAGTTGCTTCAACATCAACTTGACCAAACAGTTTAAAACCAGCAGGGTGTGTTGTAGATTTAATTAAGTCTCTCCATGTGTCAATTGGAGTTTTTGACTTGACTACGTATGAGAAATCTTGATAGAAGTTGCTGTCTAATAGTTTTTGATTTGAGACACCCAACTTACCTCTATCAGACTTGTAATAACCAATATTGTCAAAGAACGCAGTAATATTTTCTACAAAGGTGCTTGCATAAATTGCTTTTACAGCACCAGATGCTCTGGAGATTGTCCCTACAATATCTACATTTTCTCTAAGTGTCCCTGTGATAGATTCAACCTTCAATAAGTTAGAACCAAATCTCCACTCAGATACTTTTGCTCTAGCAACTTCAGTATTTCCAATTTTTTGAATGACTGTTTCGCCTTTTTGAAAATCACCACTAAAGTTTTTCAACGAAACAACATACTTTGATGAGAATGTTGATGCTACTGTTTTGTCCAAGTGGAAAGCACCACCATTCCTAGTGATACTAATACTCTGAGGAACCCCAATAGTATTACTATCTACATAAGCTTCAACATCACCTTCAACAATTTCAATCTTGGGTGTGTAAGTGTATCCTCTACCAGGATTATCAACCGTGATGGAAAAAATCTCTCCATTCCTAACAACTACATTGAATGATAAATCTACACCATCACCATCAACTACAATTGCTTTTGGATTTACATAATTAGATCCCTTCGCATCTCTTCTAACACCAACAACAGTATTAGTTACAGTATCAAACAATACAGTTGCTGTTGCTTTGAAATTAGCATTTGGATCAACACCAGCAATAATAGGTGTTTTTTTATAGTTTAATCCGAGGTTGGTAATCTTGAATGTGTTAATTTCGCCAACAGCGAATTGTCCTGTTGTTGTGTATGTAATCGTACCAGATCCATCCCATAGGGGTGCGCTAGAAACATCATATGTGAATCTGTTTGGAGTAACATAATTTACAATTTTTTGACCTTGTAGAGGATCGGTAATAATCTTCAGATACTTACCATCAGTATCAACAATACCATTTTTATCAAAATAATAGAAGTTGGTAAAATCAGTTCCTACTTTATTAGTAAGATCATTTGATGCAATTCGAGAACCAAATCCAAATTTGACATCTGTAAATGCTCCAGGGTTTCCTGGTAACACTGTACTTGCTTGTTTTTCTACTGTAATGATGTTGTAATTTCTACTTGGACTAATGTCGAAGTAAGTGCCTGTAAGAGAAGAATCTGAAGTATCAAATTTATATTTGTAAAACTCTTGAATATCGAGATTTGGATTTTCAACAAAAGTTACATTGTCTTCAGAAAACTCAAACTTGAATTCAATCTCATTAGCAGTCTTAACTGAGACTAATCTTTGTGGCAAACTTGAATCAAAAAAAGTTGTACTTACTTGAATTGCCTGTGCTGTAGATTTGCCAATACTGTAATCATAAACGACTACTGCTTTTTGTGTTTCTAAATCATAAGATTTGATATATCCAGATCCTGCCACACTTCCTACTTGGAAATTATTAGCAAAATTGTATCTTGCTTTATAGAGTGAAACTTCTTGTCCATCAAAGTGATCAACAACAGTAGTATTCTCTCTTCCAGTAGTTACAGTAAGATTCTTTCCATTTACAGAGACAACCTCCATAACCTCATCACCAACAGAGATCAGATCTCCATTTGAGAATCCAGTTGTACTGTCTAGAGTTAGAATTGTAGATCCAGCAGCAAATCCTACATGATCAACATATAGAGTTAATCTAGCAGTGCTAAGCGAGGCAACAGATCTTACTAGAGACTCGTCATCAACGCCTAAGTAATCTGCTTTTCTGTATCCAGAACCTTTTTCTTGAATTGTGATGTTAGACACAACTCCAGCATCCGAAACAGTAATATTAGCAGTTGCGCCAGATCCTGTTCCACCAGTTAAAGGAACATTTGTATATGTACCAGGAGTGTAGTCAGCACCGCCATTCAATACTTGGAATCTTCCAATTCCAGTGTCATTAATATTAGAAGAGAAAGAAGGGGGTTGGAATACAACTTCCTGGTAAAGTCTCTTCTTGAGATAATACGTCTTAGTTTTTAGAGCATCATCAGGAAGAATGCTGATATCAACTCTATCGCCAATACCAAGACCATGATTCTCAGTAGTCTCAATTAAAGCAACGCTTTGGTTGACCTCAAATGGTTCTAGACCATCACTAAGTGAAGTCAATGTAACTGGTCTTGTGCCCGAAGTATTGAAGAAATTGGATGATTGTAAGAAATATTCTCCAGTATTAAAATCTAACCAGTCGCCACTTAGAACTTTAATTTCAACAGTGTTCTGACTAGACGTTCCATTAAGAACCTCACCTGTTGCGATTGCTGGATTGATACCATCAGTTAAACTTAGAATAGCACCTTTAGTGTAAGAACTTTTCTGGTCAAGAAGAATAAAGAACGTTTTGATATCAGCAGAGAATGTACCAGTGTTGTCAAATGTTCCGACAACATTTTTTAAGACAATGACGTTATCATTTCTAATGTTGCCAACGATTGTTCCAGATGCATTTGAGGATGGTTGACGAAGAATGTCATCAGTAAAGAGATAAGCGTTCTGAATAGTTGTTAATTTGACAACCTTATCTTCATAACTTTCCAGATACTCAACCGATTTTCCTTTTACAGACTCGACTAACGCTTCTGCCTCAGATCCTTCGGATCCTTTGTTATCAAAGTAAACTTTGCTGTTAACAGAGAAATTACTAGATGATCTATCGATAGCAATAGAATCAATGGTTCCAGATCTAACCTCAGAAATTTGCGCTACAACACCTTCGCCATTTCTGGGCATACCAGGAATGTAGAATCTCTTTGATTTTTTTGGAATGTCGTTTTGATTAATATTTGAATTATAGTTACTATCGACGGGTAGTGAATAGAAGTTTTCTCCTAGAAGGTATGGATATTGTGGTGTTTGATCGCTAGCAATAGTAATGAAGTAAGCATAAGTTCCCTCTGGAAAATCTGGAGTGATACAAAATCTTCCATTGTTTTCATCTAAAGATCCTGATTTATGAACATAAGCATAATCATTCGTAAATGTTCCAAGAGGATACTGAGATAACGCTGGACCACCAGGACGTGAACCTCTAATGCTATAACTAGAAGTCATCCTTACAATAGGAGACTGAGAATCTAATGGATTTTCATAGGCAAATGGTCCATAAATTGGATTGCCATCATAAGCAAATCCAAGAATTTTTGAGTGGACTTTTGTTACTGGTTCTGTACCAGTTGGGTTGATATTGTCATTCAGAGCAACTCTAAGTGCTTTGGGGTTAGCAACATGACCATATCCATATTCAAGAACATTATTATAATTCTTGAAAACATAACCATACTCGGTATCCAAGTTTGATTTTAGTTTTTCAAATCTGTTGAAGTTCCATTCAGTTAGAAGTGGAGTAGCAGTAGCACCATTACCAACAGGAAGGATATCTACGCGAACTGTGCTTTGTGTATAGAAACTGCCACCAGAATTTTTTGTAAATCCAGTGATTCTGCCATCAGTGTCTACAATAGCGGTATAGTCAGCAAATCTACCCTTTCCGTTTCTATCAGTAATTCTAACGAGAGGTGGAGATGAATAATATTCTCCTGGGTTTTCAATTACCAAACTGGTAACTTCATCACCAGTAACAACAGCACGAACTTCAGCACCTTTACCAGAAGTTACTTCTACTACAGGAACTCTTGGAAATACAGTATCTGTATCAACAATATAACTCTCAACAACAGAACCAGAAAGAACCGCTCTTGCTTTGTTGGGAACTCCATCTAAAAGAACAAAAGGTGGTTTGGCATATCCACCACCTTGAGTATTAACCTCAATAGATTCTAATTTTCCATAACGAATGCTTTCTGGATCACGGTATCCATATAGACGAACACCATTCAAGAGAATACCGATATCAGATTTTGGTGTCTTATATTTTTCTGTAGTTCTAGTTGCTTGCTTTCTAATGATACGAAGCAACTTTTGATCCTGTACTTCCTGGGTTACAGTAGAACCATCTAAAATTTTATATGATGGATATCCAGAAGATGTAATATAATAGTATTGATCATCTGCAAAGATAGCAGAGACATCTGTCGAAATTTCTCCCAAAGCAGTTTGTACTGCTGGTATAGTTGGAGAATTGATTGGAAGATTATTATTTAAAATCCATCTGGGTTGATTGGTGCCAGTTCTAACAATCTTAGGATCGGAAGTTTCAAATCCTGGATTTGATACTTGAATCTTATCACCAGGGAATGCGTATGGATGCAAGGTATCAGTTGTAAAATTATATACAACACCAAGAGTTAGTAGTTTGACTCCAGAACCTTGAATAATTACAGGTTTGTATACAGAATCACCAACACTGTGATTGTATGTAATATCACCTCTCTTCTTGATAACAAACTGAGTGATATTCTTTTCTTCAAATTTGATTGTCTCTTCGCCAATCAGAATCTCACCAGTCTTACCCCAACCAATAGTTGAGAATACATCGACACGCTTACCAACACCATCATTCTGAGAAAGATTTTTCTGTAGTGTTGTCTTTGTCGAAATAGCAAATTTACCAGTAACAGTTTCTGGTGCTAAAACAATATTCCAGATTTGTTCATTATCTGCTGTGCCATCTGGATAAACATTATCAACTGTAGCAGAAACATACCCATATTCAGTTGTTTCTGGCTGAATAATCGTGTTTCCAATTAAATCTTTTGGATCTCCCGATACAACTTTTACTTTCAGAGCATATACATTAACCCAATCTGACTTAGATGCTTTGTAAGTAAAGTCTTTTGGTTTATAAACTTCAGGTTCGTTGGTGTCGTCTTTAGCAACGATTGTTGTAAAGATAAATTTGATGGAACTATCAGTTCCTTTAGTTTTGTAGAATTTCTGAATATTCTTGATAAGAGTTCTCTTATCAACTTCCCCTCTAAGATACTTCTCTGGGAAAGAACCCAAATACTGAGATTCGAAGTTCTTTACTAGAGCATATAAGAATAGGTTGCTGACATTATATACTTTCTCACCAGCAACATGCTGAGCAGCATCAGTGCTGTTGAAATCAGAAGCAGAGTACAAGTCTCCTAGGGTTGTGTTACCACTAACACCTCTAGAGCACTCTAGGAGGTCTGTGTCAGTCCTAGAAGCATAAAAAATAATTTCATTGCCAATTCTTACATATCCATTCTTCTTTGGGAATGAAGTGGCATCTACAAGTATAATAGTAGTGTCTGTAGCACTGACAGTAGCAGCAAGAGAATCATTTTGCTTTAGTAGATTCTTCTCGTAGTAGTCAATGTCAGCATACTTTTGTAAGTTGCTAAGAACGTCCAAGGGACCACCTTGGACTTCCTGTGCTTCATAATACTTTTGTACGAACTTAGCAAACAGTTCATACTCAGTAGAAATGAATTCGGGAAGCTGTGACTCAATTAGAGTTGAAATTCTCTTGGTCTTTACAGCAGCCATTTACTTACTCTTTATATGCGGTGAAACTTGAATTCGCTACGTCAACGTCAAGATAAACCTCACGGAGTGCCTTGATGTCATTAGAAAGTGGTTTTACTCTAACAGAAATACGGTTATCAAAATATGTACCCTTGATGATAGTCAAATCGTACATTCTTAGTTCGCCTTTTACATAATCAATATCGCCAACTTCTGAGTTGAGAACAACCTTTTCGCCAGTTGCAGTATCTAGTCTATATAGGACAATTTTGCCATCTCTATCTTCAAGATACACGTCAAAATTTGGATACTCAGTGACTCTAAATCCAGTTGTGGAGAGAGTTGGTCCATCACAGTCTTCGTCAAATGTGTTCTGGAAACAAATCTCATAATAGAATGTTGAATTGAGTTGTGGATAGAAATCCTTTCTCATTGTTACAGAAGTGAGATTTGAGTTGATACTACGATCAGCATCGTCAATCACACCAACCATTTTACTGTGTCTAAACTTACCATTGAACTTTTCAATATCTGAAATATCAATGTAGTTTTGTACAGCAGCAATTGCTTTGTCTCTAATTTGTGCTGGAGTCTGATCGGTTGATGATCCACTGTAATAAATCTTACTATTCAACTCAACATACAGAATTGATGGGTCAATAATCTCTGGTTCGATAGAAGCAACAGAATATTTCTGTAATTCTGCTACAATATTGCTCTTTGTCAATGATGTCAAGTAAGCAGCATCTTTTGGTTTTAATACGATGAATACTTTTCCATACTGTGGTGGGTCTTGGTCCTCACCTCCAAAAATAATGATGTCGCTGGTAGCAGGGTAAATTCTGCGAATGATAGCAGAGTAATCATCAGCAGTAACCGCACGATCTTGGGTGCCATATGATTTTGGTGCTGTATAACGAATCTTCTCTGTACTCTCGATCTCTTCGCCTCCAGCAGCAGCAACTGTTGAAGTAATAGATACGTCGAAAGAGTTAGGAGAGACGCCTTGTGGGTTCTCTAAGACGCCAGAGAAGACGAACGTGCGTACACCATTGCTCTCAGAGCCAGAAGTGGTTAAGTAGGACACTTCTACTCTCGAACCATTCTCTAGTGCCTTACCTAAAACACCGTCACCAAACAATAATTCATATCTTTCATCTTCAATTTCTTCCAAGAAGAAAATCTTAGACGAACCATTAATACCAATGATGTTGTCTGCAACTAACCATGGTTCGCTAAATGATCCGCCAGTTGGGAATACCCTTACTCTAATAGTATTGGTATCAATATTCTGGTTATCAAGAATAAAACGTTGTGACTTAAGTGAAGTGTTGACAGTATAGGTATTGACTAACTGAGTTCCTTCTCTTACCTCTACATTCTCGAAAGTGGCAACATCGTTCGATACTTGTGCTGTTACATCATCAAGCACAACATATTGATAGATGTTATTATCATACGAAGCAATGAAACCTGTTCCTTTCTTCAGCAGGAGTTCAGTATCACTGGTTGGTGTATTATATGTTACATTAAATGATACGTAAGCAGTTGGAGACGTTGCGCTCTTAGGTCTATATCCTAACTGCTTCGCAATCGCTACCACATTGTCCCTTAAGGTGGCAGAATCGATGAATAGTTCATTGACTACCATATTAGCGTTAAACGCCGTATAGTAGGTGTTATAGGCGAGTGTGTCGATCAGCGTCGATAACGCACTACCCTCAAAATCATAATCAGTAAAATCTGACTGTGCTCTG